GTTCGTTTACATTCGTACTGTAGTTGGGATTTCCTTGAGCATCTACACCATTACGATAACCATTGCACGGAATAAATATAGCATTGTTAGAATATTCATTCTTACCTCGAACCTCATATCCAAATAATCCTTCTACCCCGTTATAATTTTCATATAAAGTCCAAGTGCAATGAGTAGTAAGTTCTATCATTTGTTCTGTGGTAGGAGTATGCCAATATCCGCCAAGTGTCATATAAGCTACATCCAAATCTTTATTAGATGTACTAATATCTACAGGAAAACTAACATTTCTTTCTATTAATATACGATCTCCATACCTACCGTTTTGCGATTTAACAGTACCTGTAATTTCGCCCCATCCGTAGAATGTTCCTCTTTCATTTACAGAAGATGCTCCTATATTTCTGTCTCCCCATTTAGTACCACTCGGAAGTCCAAGATCTACATACTATATATCGCTACTTATTTGTGGATCAGGTATCGGATCTGAAGACGGATTATTTTCAGGAATAATGTTGTTATATGTAATATTAATTCGTTTTGTAATAGATATTGATGGATCAGAACTACATGATATTTTCACTCCGGCTATACCGGACGCATTTCCGCTCGCTACATATCCGTAATTTTCGTAACCGTCTACAGTAGTTTTCTGTATTTCTAGAATACTACTTCCACTTATTATTTCTATGTTACAAGAAACTCTATAAGTATCCTTCTAAGCATATGCATAAAAGAATATACTATTTGTAGCATTGTCCATAGATTCAGGAAAGTTTTCACAAATATCCCAAGCGGTATTATCTGCAACATCACTGTTTCCAGAATGTTGGCCTCCGTTATTATTTCCTCCATTGTTATTACCAGCGTTTTCCTCTTCCTCTGGAGGAACTCCTATAGCAAACTTTGCAGGAGTTACTATATAAGTGGCTATTAATTTAGGTGCAATAAAACTACTCTATTCTCTACCCTATTCTTGAGTATGCCATGTACCAACTAAAGAACCAGTTCTATCTGCATGTTTATATGGGTCAAACAGCATATGAACTTCATTACTTTCTAAATAGGCAACTGGTTTCTTAATCCAAGGTATATTACTATTAGTAGCTTTAAAGTTATCTGCAATCTTATGATCTACTGTAGTCAATAACTCTTTGCCGTAACTACCTTTAGCAAATTCAGCAACTCCCTATAGATAATATAACATATCTGTAGGCAATGAGTATAACAATTCATTTGCTACGGTTCCGACTGATCTAAACTGTAACTGTTGCGTTTTTATAAGAGGTCTGAGATCTTCAACAGCTTTCGTATCATATTCAAACGGAGCTCTCCTAGTATTGTTGCCTGTAAGTTTTCTAGCAATCAACAGCAAGTATGCTCTATCGAGCAACGTTGCAATTTCATACTCTGTAAGAGCTGGATATGACGAAGTAACATTAGCCTTGTCATATTCTATTAGGAACTTAGTATATATATCGTTATGCGTCATATCTCATTCTTAATAATCGTTAGATCACTTATTATTTGTTTCGTTTATGATTGCAAGCTTTAAGTCTTGGTTCTTCTTATCATCCAAGTAAGCTATAGCTTCTTCAAGGGTATCAGCAAACATATCTGTTCCATAGAAGTAATGCGTCTTATCCTTACGAATAACTCCTTTAGAAATTGCCTGCTCAAGCAAGTATTCTGTCTCTTTAGACTTATTGTTTACCCACTTATCAAAGAATTTCTTCGGCTACTTATCTACAAGACCGAACAATGTAGATTCTACAAGTTCATTAGACATACGATCTGCAGACATACCAAACAGACGTAAGCACTGACGCATCTGGTCAAGTGACAGTTTATCGAACTCTTTAATAGCATCTCTGCGGAGTTTATTCTGCTTATTTGCTTCTACAGCTTCAGCCTCACGATTGATCAATAAGTAATCCTTACCAGCGTCAAGCTTATCCAATGATGTAGCAACACGCTTATGACCGCTGAGGAACTTAATAATCATAGCCTGACGAGGAATTGAATCGTCGAGCAACAGGGTTCTTGTACCAACTTTTACGCAGAATGTCTGCCAGAAATCAGATGTCTTTGAAAGATGACCATCTTCATAACCTAAAGCTTTTTCAAAATATTTCTCATCTTCTGGGGTGAGACCCGTATATATCGACCCGGAACGAGTGAAATAAGGTGCAATGTAATCAAAACAATTCTTATACTTAATCAATCCGATCCAGGGATTCTTCTTTTTAATCTTTAATTCAACTACCATAATTTACATTAGAGTTGTTTAAACGATCTGTTCGGGGCCCGAAGGCCCCTATAGATCTTATGTGTTTTTATTTATCAAATACCGCTATTAGAAATTTCGGTATCCTCAGCGTCGCAGTACAGAATACCGCAAGACAGCGGGTTGCGAACCATGATACCAACCTCACCAAGGAAGTGAACCTGGTAACCATCGCGGCTGTTAGAACGCAGAGTGTTAATGCTGTTAGCGTAACCATTAGGTGCTACAGAACCGCCAGTGTACCACTGAACGAATTCACGACCCTTGCGGCAAACCTTTACGATGTTAGCCTGACCATCGAAGTTGCTAATATTAACAAACAGGAAGGTGTAGGACATCAGTGGCTTACCAGTCAGAGGATGCAGCTGACGGAACAGCTCCATGTTGTCAAACATAGGACAACGCTTCAGAGAGAGCTCAATACCGTTAGTCATCTTGTAGGTTGTGAACTGACCACCGAGAGTCAGGTTCTGACCGCTACCAGTTACGAATACATTGTCACACAGGTTGAAGCTAGCAACCTTCTCCTTCAGGATACGATCGAACTCACGAATACCCATCTCACCGGTCATAGCAACGAACTTACGCTCGTTAGTACCAAGGATGTTGTAGCAGAGGTCGAACAGATAATCCTCAAACAACTCAGCTGTAAGAGTCGTATAGTAACGGATGTTAGCCGGAGAAATCTGCTCAAACAGACCAGACATCGTAGGAACGGGACGACCATTGGTACCCTTATTGATATAAGTACCATCGCTCAGACGGTTGCTCTTAGAGAACAGCAGAGCGGTTTCCTCTCTCTTCTTCCACTCACGAAGAGCCTTCCAGTACTGATAATCAGACCAGAGGTAAGAAGACTTACCAGTCTCGGGATCCTTCAATGCGATAGCCAGAACTGTGCTATAAGCATCACCGGTGATATCGTAAGTCAGACGCAGATTCTGCAGATGATTGCGCATCTTGAATGGGGTCTGATAGTTGATGATATCAGCCTCGTCGCTGTACTCCTCGTAAGCAGAACCGATACGGCTCACCTGACGACCAGGCATCAGGAACTCACCAGGAATGTAAGCTGCCTGTGAACCATCAACAACGTAGCACTCATAAACCCAAGCGCTGCCGTCCTGATAAGGAAGACCAGTTGTACGAACCTGGAACTTATAATCATCAAAAGAGAGGATTGCACCAGGACCGAACCAACGCTCTTCAAGAGCCAGATAGATAGGTGTATTGTTCAAACCAGGAGTAATAGTATTATAGTTGCTATAGCTGATCTCCTGACCATTCCACTTAGCCCAACGAATGTTGACAGCGTGGTCAGCGTCTACCATAACAGACCATTCAAACTCACGGTTCTCGATAATCATAGTCTTGCCCAGACCACCGGTCAGCAGGTCGATAGTAGTAGAAACACCATCGTCCTTAGTACCAAAAACCAGTGAAAGCAGACCAGATACCTCATGGGGCTTGGTCAGCAGAGCATTAGAAATCATGTTCTCATCTACCAGGTCACTGAAACGACGTCCGCGATACAGCTGGAGATTATTAAGTAAAGTATTATTCATATATGTTTAAATCTTTAATCTTGTATCAGTACATACCTTGTATAAGGTCTGTTACTGACTTCTGTTTATCATCGGCATTATACGTGCTATGATTCTTAGCAGTATGCCTTAGTAAATTCCTAAGTTTTTCAGCAGCGGATGACTCACCATCTTTCTTGGCAGTTGAAATAAGACTGTCAGCCTTCATAGTAAAATATGCAGACTCAATTAGGTTCTTTGATAGAT